TGGGCGATGCTTTGCGCCAGTCCATCGACAGACAGCGCATCCGTAGTGAGGATTGCGTAACGCGTGCCGGCGGCAATGGCAGGGTTTGCGGCTGCTGTCAGCGTCAGTGAGGTTGACGTGTTAACGGTCGCAATCTCAAAAATCTGTGGCGGGGATGTCAGGACAAGAAGGGTCTGCCCGGCGCGAACCTGATTTGCCGCTGCCGTGAAATTCGTACCGGTGCCTGTTACACCTGCACCTGCAATCGCAATAGTACCTGCGTTGTAGATCATAATTGCTCCAGTAAAAAAACCCGCCGAAGCGGGTCAGTTGTTAGTTTGTCTGGGCGAACGCCCCGGTACCTCGCATTATGAGCATTGTCGGAGAGAGTATTCTCCCTGTCCCCCCCAGGCTGGTCACAGCCTGAACTGAACCAGTTACAACTCTCTCGGTCGTGCGAATACTGTGCATTACAGTCGTGCTGCCCCCACGTGGACGTGAGCCGCCGACTGGTCCGTATACGTCAAACGCTTTCGCGGATCCGTTAATGTTTATTGTGACAGTGGTGAGCCCTTCCTGGGCCTGAGCGTTGTTGTGCTCAATCACCGCCATGACAACAATCTGTTTTTCGAGATTGCTCAGAGAGCTGTCGGTATACTGGAATGACCGGATTTCATTGCCTGATGCGCCGGTGTCTGCGAATACCTGACCGTTGGCAACATCACCAACAAAACTTTTTGCTTCTACCGTTCCGCTGAATTTCCCGTCCGTCGCATTGACTGTGCCTGTGAATGATCCGGATTCTGCGTAAACCGTACCCCTGACAGTTACACCGTTGAAGTAGGAATGGCCGCTCTTATTGATGTGCCATCCGACATTGCCGGTGCCGTCCCATGTGTTTGACTGGATGTAGTCGCCTATCATGGCGTTATTGATCCAGCCTTTTCCGATCAGCGCCTGATTGATAAACGCCTGACTGTTCTGGATAACAAACGGCAGCGTTACTGCGGCACCAGCCTGACTCATCACCGCAAATCGATCGGCAAGGAAAATCACCTGGCTCTGCATTCCGGACGGCGTGTTTTGAACGCCCACGCCCATCCCCGCCGCGTACTGCACACCATTCGAATCGACAGCGACTTTAATGCTGTACATCGCGTTAAGGTTGCCTGCCATATCTGCAGTTGCCTGGGCATTAGTCGTGATGGCAGCAGACTGCCCGTTTACTGTCACCGACAGGGAGTTGATTTTCGTGGCCGAAGCATGCGTGAAGTTAGCCAGGGTCTCGGTCAGATCGGTCGCGTTTGAGATGTTGCCGCCAGCTGAAGCATCCAGCGTAACCAGCGCGCGGGCGACAGACTGACTGGCATCCGCAATGGTGGTATCGATACGGTCAATTCTGGCACTGTTCCCGGCGTTCGTTGCTGTCTGCCGCCGCCGACTGTTCACTTGAGCCAGGCTATTCTGGATTACAGCGATAGCTGAGTTTTTAACGCCGGCAGTCATGCCGTCGAGCGTGGCCGCAGTTTCGTCGATCTTCACCGCTGCCGCCGCCAGACCGTCGGTATTCTGCTGTATCGCCAGCGCCTGTTGTTCGAGGTCATCAGCGTTCTGCTGCACATCAGCGACAATCCCGGCAATTTTTGCGCTGCTGTCAATCGCACTTTCAACGACATCTTTGAACAAGTCGGTCTGTTTCATGTCCTCCAGTATGGCTTCAGTGATGTCGGAAACATCAATGCTGGCCTGCCCGCGCACCCAATCCGTATAACCCGATTCGTTGCCCGTTTTGTCGACCAGTTGCGCGCGGTACCAGAAAATCTGCCCCGCTTTCAGGCCCATCTGCTGGTAATTACTGGCCGGGTATGGCACATCTGCCAGTAGCAGCGCATCGTCTTCAGTCCCGGTCAGGCTGTACTGAATTTCCGTTTTCAGTGTATCGCCGGTGTTCGCAGGGAATCCCCAGTTAATCTCGATGCCAAACACGACGTTATCCGATGCGATAAGGCCCACCGGTTTCGGCGGATTGCCCACCTTGCCCGTCAACGTTTTCTCTTCCGAATAGCCCCATCCGGAGGAAATCTCCGCCGCGTTGATCGCCCGCACGCGCACCAGGTAGCGCCCGGCATAAATCCCCGGGACGTCGAATGACGTCGTGGAACTGCGCGGCACGTTAACCCAGTTGCCGTCGTTGCGACGCCACTGCGCTTCATAGGCGATGGCATTCTGCGCCTGGTCCCAGCTCACGCGCATGGTTTCGACGCTGATACCCTGCTGCACCACTGAGAACGAGCTGATCAGAATGTTGGCCGGCGGCGCCTGGTTGCCCGGCGGGATCACACTGACCGGGCGCTGGTCGATGATGGCTCCCGTATCGATGCGGGCAAACTTATCTGGGTCATGAAATGCGCCCGAGATCGTGAACGTCCCATCGTTATTGTCAGTAACGCTGACAACCCGGTACTGCTGGGCAAACAGCTCGTCAGATTCCACCACCCAGACACTTTCCGCCTGCGGTGTTTCACCGTAAGCGATGCTAACCGTAACGGCCTGGCCGTTAACCGCCTGGATTGTCCGGGCCTGTGAAGCGCCGGAAGGCAGGTTGAGAATAAGGCGATCTCCGGGTTTCGCATCCGGCGCGCGGTCAAGGGTAATCACCCTCCCGTTAACCGAACTGATGCGCCCGCCGGTGACTTTACCGGACAGCATTTCGTCAGCGACAGCGATGATATAGCCCGGCTGCGGGATATTGCCGTCCAGCCCAACGGAGAAAGTGACCACACGGTCTTTGTTGTTGGTCAGAATACCCCATCGCCCCTTGCGGTTCGCCTCGGATTGCCGGGTACAGCCGATGGCGGTCATTTCCAGCTGGTTAAATCCATACCGGGCAACCAGTGACTGTTCAAACACGGGCTCCATTGCGTCAGCGTAGCCGTTGGCCGGGTCGGAATACGAGACCAGCGCCGTGGTGTAACGGGTTTTTGTCGTGCTGCTCGAGTAAACGAATTCGCCGTTGACCACGTTGGCGCGGGTGTAGCTGTAATCGATATCGCGCGGCATATCCGCCAGCGCCACGATCTGGTTGCCGCCCCAGTACGTCATGCCCCTGAAGATCGCGGCGAAATCGCGCAGCACCGTATAGGCTTCGTTGCGGTCCTGCACATAGACGTTGCAGGTGTAGCGAGGCTCAACGCCGTTCCCGCCTTTCCCGTCCGGTACCATCTGATCGCAGTACTGCGCCACCTGGTACAGCGTCCATTTATCGATATTCGCAGCCGTCAGGCGATGGCCCAGGCCAAAACGGTCGGCGACAACGATGTCGTAAAATATCCACGCGGGGTTATCTGTCCAGGCCCATTTAAATCCGCCCGTCCAGGTACCGGTATAGGTTCGCGTTACCGGGTCGTATGTGTCAGGCACGCGAACCACCCGCCCGGAAGGCTCACAGGAAATCTGCGGGATGCTGCCATTGAACTGACTGGAGTCAAATTCGATGTACAGCAACGCAGTGTTTGGATATCGCAGCTTTGCGTCGATCACTTCCGTGTAACTCTGCAGCGTCATGGTGTCGCCGATTCTGGCGCTGTTGGCATCTGCTGTTAATTTGCGAAGGCGCAATGTCCAGGTGGTACCGGCGCGCGGCAGATCGATACGGTGGCTTCGCTCATAACCTGAGGTAGTTTTACCGGTTACCGCCGTGTTGATCACAGTCTGCCATGTGCCGCCGTCAGTCTGCAGGTCAACCGCATACGCAACTGAGTTACCCACCAGATCCCCGTCATCCTCCTGGCGATACAGCGACGGCCATTTGAGACGCAGGCGAACGGCGGAAAGCTGGGTGTTGGTAAACGTGCGTGTCCACGCGGTGGCGCTGGAAACCTCCAGACCTACACTGATTTCGTTTTCCGATCCCGGCATCCCCTGAATATACGGCTGCGCCTGGGTGCCGGGGCGAAACTCCCACGCTACGCCGGAGAAGTTCTGCGAGCCGTCAGCATTCTCAAGCGGGGTGCCATTCAGAAAAATATTCCTGCCTGTCAGCCCACCAGCAAATTCCCCCTCGCCCAAGGCGATCAGGATTTTCGCCTTTGCCACCGACTGGAGATCGTCCGGCTGTTCCGTGGGCGTGCGCTGCTTGGAGTCGCCGCCTTTGCGCCCTTTAATTGATTTAATCGACATATTGCGCCCATAAAAAAACCGCCAGGCGGCGGTAACTGAGAGGGTATGATCTGTGAAGGGGTTATTGCTTATCTTCGACGTAAATACCGGCGGAAATAATCGCTCCGCCGATACGGCGTTTTCCGTAAAGGATCGGAACCGGATAACCCTGTGCGGCTGTATTCGTTACGCCGCCAAAAGCGTATGAAGCACGGTTATCGGCGTCCTGTTTGCTGGCGAGTCCGGCAGGTTGAGGGGATAACATCTGAATAACACCACCAAGAATCATGGCCCCGCCAACTTTCATCATTGGTACACCAACAACACCGCCGCCGAAATATGTCACAACCGCACCTACAACTACCAATACTGCTCCTAAAATCGTTTGGAAAACTCCTGCTTTTTTACTACCGATAACCAAAGGAACTATTTTTATTACCTCTTCTGTTACAGGATAATTTAAATCATCAATACCAACATTCTTTCTCCCTACGAATATTGCGTATGTTAAACCTCTTAATTTACTATTATTTAGAAACCTTTCAAAATTGGGAATTGTTTTGCATAATGCATGAATGGCTTCTGCTTTTGTGCGCACTAGGCGTTTATGTTTTTTCCCAAACGCTTTAGCTAAAGGGCCAAACAATTCGATATCTGCCATTTTTTCTGGTTGAATTCTTGACATATTCTCCTCACATAAAAGGCCGCTTTCGCGACCTTTTTATTAATTTTATTATTTGACTCGCCACATGCGATATTGGCCCCACGTGCCATTTTCGGTGATATATTCTTGCTCTCCGCCCGTTGCGTCTATCTCTAACGATTTCCTCATTCCCATAGAAGCTATGTCACATTCGTTACTAACTCTTAAAATGTGTTTTCCATTATTCAAGTAAGCAGAGATGAATTGATTCTGACGTAATTTTGCAACATCATACCCATCTATTTGCACCAGAAAACGACACATACCTCCACTACCGCCGCCAATGAATTGTTTATTGCGTGTTATGGTAACTTTTGTTTGTTCAATGCCAGGCTTTGGCTCAATAATTTGCTTGTTAATTATCGTTTCAGCAGGACCGTATGGCCTTGCGCAACCGGTCAGCCCAAGGATGCAAATGACAAAGAGTATTTTTTTCACTTCCCTATTCCTTCGATAAAAATCGAAGGTTAGCACAGAGACTTATAACGTAAAATCTTCATCGTTCGTTCCATCCAGTAACCTCCGTACGGCACCCGCTGGCTGAGGTGTCCAAAAAGGTGATGCAGCAACATGTTGCCTTCCAGCAATATCCCGGCGTGGTTCCACTTATTCGCCTGTACCTGCATGATCACCACGTCACCTGGCTGCGGCGCGCCGGTAAATTCCCGGAAACCGCACTCGTACCAGTTATCCCGGTAAAAGTTATCCGGGCACTGGTCCTCCCACCACGGGTAATCGACGCGGTAATCCGCCAGCTCTATACCATATGTCTGGCGGTAAAAGCTCATAACCAGCCCCCAGCAGTCGTAGACGCCGAGAACGAACGGACGCTCAAGCAGCGGAATTTCACCGCGCGGCATGATCGTACGTAAATCCCCCTCCGGCCAGCTGACGATATGCCACGGCAGCGCCGTCACATCACACTGCGCTTTGTCCAGTTCGCTCGGCTGCGTGGTCGCGTCAGGATGGCTGTGAACGATGGCGGTCACTGACCCCCAGTCCTCGGCAGCGGCATAGTCTTCCGGGCAAAGGACAAAGTTGTCCTCTGGGGTTGCGGCGAGGTTGCGGCAGGGGAAATACCTCTCCACCCTGCTTTTCTGCGCTACCACCCCGCAGCACTCACGCGGATATTCCGCCCCGGCGTGGGCCATGATGGCAGCGATGGTCTTTTTACGCATATCAGCTCCGAATTAGGGATGTACCTGGAAAACCACCGAACGACAGTTCGTTACCTTTACCGAAGCGCAACTCGCAGGCAGTCAGCGTTCCTGGGCACTCATCTCGGGACGGGTCGTCTACCGGCTTATTGTTTTTATCGAAATAGCGCGTTCCGGCGTAATCACAGCCATCGCCGGTGCGGTATTTGTTGCGTATGCACCAGGTACAAAGGGAATGAAGCTGCCGCGTCGGGATCATCAGTCCCTGCAAATCCATGGGACTGGATAGCGCAAACTCCACCACCTGATTAGTTTCTGAAGTTTTCGCATCGATATACCAGACCTGCAGCTTTTCCTGCGTCGCGTCTGCCGTCGGGTTTCCGCCCGCAAAATTTCGGACGTCCAGGTACTGCACCAGCGTGTCGTGGATCGTCACTTTAGCCTGCAACATATCGTCATAAGCCAGGCACAGCGCGGTGATCGAGCCGTCCAGGTTGGCAACCGATAATTTTGGCTGTGCGCTGCTGCCGCTGGTAGACGCTTCGATCCCTTCAATCTGGCACGGCCAGGCTTTATATTCCTGCCCCTGCCACCAGATACTTTTGGCCGGTAGTTTTGATTCATCGCCGCCAGCGGCAAGTATTTCGACTTCGGTATGGGGGATGCTGTGGCTATGGAAGCGCATAACATCGCCCACTCCAAAGGCCGTACCGTCGACAGAAAAAAGCCGGACTGCATTGCCCGGCTCAAGTTTCTGGTAATCACTGTTTAAGCTCATGGTTTAAAAGCCTGTTCAAAGGTGGCTGTAATTGTCATCACCGTTTTGCTCCTGATGACCTTCTGAAGGCTGTCAGCCTCAACCCGCCATAAGGCGAGATCACCGAAAGGCGGTTTAAACGAGAAGGATTTAGTTTTGTGGCGGCGGAGAAAAGCATAAATCTGCAATCCTTTCTCCGGCCGCCCGGTAAAAGAATACTCGTAGATCAGGGTCTCGCTGTTCAGCCCTGAGCCGCTGACCTGCGTATAACCGTCGCCAAACTGAACCTTACGGATCGTGTCGGTGCTTTTGGTCGTGGGCTGGCTGGCCGACTGAATCGACCAGGGGAAGCTTTCGATAGCCATAGTTTATCTGCCTCTGGTTGCGTTCCAGATTAGGCCGCCAGGACGCACTGCTTTTGCAATGCCTTCATTAACAGCCTGCGTAATGACCTGCTGGTAAGCGCGACCAAGCTGATCACCGGGTGGTTGCTTCGTTTCGTTCTGCGGGGAGGTGACTGAAACAGGCGCATAGACACTGACACCAAAGGGTGCGGCGATAGCTGTTGATCCACCACCGACAAGGCCACCCGATGCGTAACCCCGCATCAGGTTATAGAGATTGCCCACCCCGAGGCGACTGGTTGCCTCTTTGGTAAAAACAAACTCGCCACGGTGAACCACGCCAGCAGGCTCATATTTCCCACCTGAACCGGTGTAACCCCCGGCAGCGTAACCCATAGCCATTGTTACTGAATTGACCATCCCCACCAGCGCCTGCTTCATTAGGATCTGGGTCAGCATGGACAAAATTGACCGGGTAAAGTCAGACCAGTTAGCTTTCCCGCTTGTGAGCATCTCGGCCATATTTTCACTGATGCCATCAAATGCAGTGGTCGCCAGTGATTCCATCTGTCCGTAAGCATCGGATGCTGAATCAACATAATTCGCCCATGCGGTACGCGCGCCCGCCTGCCAGTTTCCGCGCAGGTCATCCTGTGCGGCGTAGAAATTCCTGAGCGATTCAAGTTCCTGTTGGTAACCTTCATCTGACTCAGTTCCGCCCGCATTCTTCCACCCCTGTAACAGTTGCGCTTCATCAAGACGGCGTTGCTGCTGCCGGCTGCTCAGGCCTGTACTGTCAGTGAGGGCCCGGGTCTTCTCCCCCATCTGTGTGACATATTTTTGAGATCGGTCCTGCAGATTGTTCAGGCGCTCCTGAATAGCGATTTGATCGCCAAGGCGGGCATTGATTTCTGCCTGGGCGAGTATCTGTTCTTTATTACTGAGCAGGGATTTTTCGTCAGCCGTCAGGGCACGCGTTTTCGCAGCGTTCTCCAGGACAGCGAAACGGGCCTGTTCTTTCCAGAGATTCTGACGCTGCTGGCTGATGGTGTCATTCAGTCCCCGGTGCTGGCGCAGTACTTCCAGTTGCGCCTGGAGCTCCAGCGTTTGCGCACTAATGGAGTCAGAGGCTTTAACGCCACCTGGGGTGGTGGTTTTGGGGGGCTTTTTCAGCGAATCCTCGTATTCCTTTTTCGCTGCGGTCATCAGGGTGTTGTAGCTCCCCTGAAGAATACGCCCTTCCTGCAGTGCCTTGTTCAGCTCTTTCTGCTTACTGGTATATTTTTCCAGAGCAGTCTGCGACTTTTCGTACGCGGATTGCGCCTGCGTGGCATACCGAAGCCGATCGCGCTCAATGGTCGCCTGCGACTGCGCGCTCTCTTCAGAAACAGTCTGCAGATCGGCCTGCAGTTGTGCCGCCTGCAAAATGATTCTGGTGCGGTCCAGTACCTTCTGATACTGGTTTCGCATCGCATCAGACACGCCCGGACCCGTCGCATTTTTATCAAAGTTGGCCTGGGCAATATCAAACTGCTGTTGAGCCTTTTTCAGCAGTTCAGCACCGGTATCCGGGCGACCGATATCCAGTATTTTGTCCCACATCGATTTGAACGCGTCGCCGACGGTATTCGCCGCGCGCTCCAGGGTGCCCATATTGCCTTCAATAGCCTGGGTCTGCTTTTCAAACCCCTGGGTCGCCGCGTCGTTTGCCGCTTTCAGCGCGCCCGCGGCATCACCGGAGCGCTGCAGTTGCGCTACATGCTCAATCTGTTCAGCCGTGACGTTGTGAAACTGCTGCGCCATGGCAATCAGACCGGAGGTGGGATCGCTGGTCAGCTTTCCGAACGCTTTGGCGACATCCTCAATTTTAAGCCCGCTTTTGTCCGCAAATTCGGTAATGCTCACTGAAAGATGTTCGAAATTAGCGCCTGCAGCAACACCGGCATCAACCAGCGCAATCAGCGTACCGGCAGCAGCAGAAAATGTGATCCCGGCACTGGCGGCGGCCTTACTCACCGTCAGCATTTTTTGCGCTGTCAGCCCTGCAGTATTGCCTGAGAGAACCAGCGTTTTGTTGAAATCGGACAACTGCGAATTGCTGCGGTACCACGAGTACATCATCAACCCGGCAGTCACCGCTACAGTGGCCAGCGCCACGTTGAACGGCGTGATAAATCCTCGCGCCCTGCCGAGATTTTCCGCGGCGTCAGAAGCGTTATTGAAACTTTCTGCGAGTTCTCCTGCACTTTCACTCGCCTCGTCAGTGGTTTTCTGCACATCGCCACTAAAACCAAAGAGTGCATCGCGAAGCGCCTGGAACATCGGCCCAAAGCCGCCGAAACTATCCTTTACCTGTCCGCCCTGCTGGAGCAGGATCAGGAACGGAGACTGACCACCGGCCAGCTGCGTGGCGATATCGGTGAACTGCGCAGGTAACATTCGCACGGCGTTACTGTACGCACCCACTGACATACCCGCGCGCCGGGCCGCGGCTTCCTGACGGTTAAACGCCCGGTCGACCTGATCGGCAGTAGCGGTGGCCGCCTTGCCCAGTTCACTGAGCTTCTTTCCGCTGTAAACCAGCTGCTCGTTAAATTTTGGGGAATTCAGATCGAGATTAACGATCAGGTCACCCACCGACTGGGCCATAGCGCACGCCTCCTAAACTTTCAGCAACGGACATCATGGTGTCGCCATCCTGTTCAGTGACCAGTTCAGGAGGATTTAGAAGACTGAAGCTGCCGGGGGTCAGATCAGTATCCTTACACATGATGGAAATAATGAGATGACTCAGGCGGGAAAAATGAGCATCCTGCAGATCGTTTTCGAAATACTGTTCGTGGTAAAAACGCCCCCACTCAGCCAGTTCTGAAGATGACATGCCGGCAAGCATCTGGCGCCAGTCCGGGCGTCGAAATTCCCTCGCCAGCTTCATAACAAAATTCAGCTCGCCGGCAAGGACTTTTCCGGCGTGAGCGCTACGGTTTCGTCAGGATTATCAGGTTGCTCCTCATCTTCCGGCAGCATGTCAGAAAGTGACTTTACGATCCGTACAGCAGCACCAATCAGGGTGATTGGCCAGCCTGACAATACATCCTGATAAAGCTGCTCAATATCGCTGTTGGCAGGATCGGCATGCCAGAGCGACATGGCAACAAGTCGGGCACCCTGGCGAATATCCTGCTCCACCAGCAGCGGGTAAAGTGTCTCTTCATCGGTGTCTGCCGGCAGTGCTTTTGCAGCGCTGGCAATGAACTGCAGATGCTCAATACGCTGTAGCGCAGAAAGTTCATAGAGGGTGATTGTCTGCTCGCCGTGCTCAAGCTGGCCGGACTTCAGGAATTTGGACATTTTTTCTCCGTAAGGGGGCGTTAACCCCCTGATTTCAGGATACGGTAACGTTACAGATCGCGACGAACAGACCATCATTGGTCATCACAACGATTTGCGCTGTCCCTGCAGCTACACCTTTAACAGTGAGCACATTGCCAGCCACAGTCACAGTCGCTTTTGCGGAATCGGAAGACGACGCGCGGAAGGTTTTATCCGTCGCACCCGTCGGGTTTACCGTCACGTTCAGGGAATCAGAACTGTTTGCTGCAACTGTCAGCGTGGTTTTACTCAGCGTGACACCGGTTACTGCAGTGACAGGTGTCCGGCTTTCTTCCGCCAGGCTTGGCTTGCCGTTGTTGCTGATCTTCACATTTCGGGTGATCACTTCTTTTGCCGGAATAGTTTTGCCCAGGCTGCTGATCCAGCCTTTGAATACGTCAACAGTGCCGTTGGGGAACTTAATTTTGTAGGCGCGCACATCACCGGCATAGAACCAGTCAACCAGCCCCTGCTGGCCGGATTCGCCCGGTTTCCAGGCCAGTACAAAACTGGTTTCGCCCGCGGATTTTTCGCCCTGCGCCGTATTCGCCCAGTCCGCATTGGGATCATCCAGGTAGGTATCGTCATAGGACTCCGCCGTCAGTTCTCCCGGCGTCAGTTCTTTAACCTTCGCCGTACGGGTCCAGTCCGTGTCAGAAAGAGGGTTCGCATAGGGATCGCCGGTACCGGTATACACCCAGAATGTGGTACCCGCGCCTTTAACCGGCTCAAGTGGGTTTGGTGTTGGCATAATTTCCTCACATCACATAAGAGATTGAATATTTCAGGTCCGCCGATCCCCAGGTCGCCATTTCGTCATCGCGCTGGTAGTCGTAGCCCTGGGCAGACATGGTTTCGAGGACGCCGGAAAGCGCCGGAATGCTGACCATTACCGGATAGATGTTGTTTTCCATCCATCCATCCAGCGCCGAATCGGTGTCATCCCCTTTAAGAAAAACTTCGATATGCAGCGTTGCGCGCCACATATCTTCGTCAACGGACTCGTCGGTAGACTCGGCATCCGTGAGATATACAGCGACCGCCGGAAGATCCTGCGGGTCCAGAGCAGCCGGACGACCATCAAACCAGGTTGCCGCCGGCGCGGCACTGGCTTTAAGTGCGTCAAGTACAGCCTTGCGAATCAGTGGGTGTTTCATTTCGTGACTATCAGCCTCAGTTGGTTACGAAGCGCCGCGGCCATTTCTTTCGGCAAATCGGTTTCAGTCAGCCGCCGGCTTTCTTCTTTAAACGCAGTGGTCAACGGTGTCGCCAGCGGTATGCTCACTACCTCAACCGGATATCGCGCCCGGGTGGTGCGACGAAGCACATGCCAGCGACCGTTTTTCAGTTGCTGAATAAAGCCACCGGGAAAGGAGAATTTACCGATACGCAGCACGCTGCCGGCACCAGACACGTCACGTCTGCGGCGCGAAAGCCTGACACTGGCAACACCCAGTTTGATGGCGGGAAGATTGCCGCGGTTAACACGGATAGTCGCCAGCGGCTTGCGGATCGTGGCTTTCTTCAGCCGGGCACGCTGATTAACCAGTTTTCTGGGTACCTTCGTCTGCCCCGATACGATCCGCGTGCTGCGGCTGACTGCCCGGGTGGCCACGCGGTTGACAGCCTGAGACGATGCGCGCGGAACCGCAGTTTTACTGATACTTTCAAGATTGGCGATGGCCTGCTCCAGCCCTTTAATGGACATGCTGCCCCCTTACTCAATCCAGATTTGCGGCTTTCCGTTGAAGGTTTGCTGGCGGGTGACTTTGTACGTTTCTCCTTTCCAGATGACGACATCGTTCCGGCGCGGTTTCAGTGAATCTGAGAACACCACAAGAGAAAGCCCGTCACCGGCCAGCGGCCCCATTTCAGCCAGGAACTGACTTTCAATAGCGTCATATTCTGCGCCATTAATCAGCACCCGATCGCCCATATGCCGGACAGTGGCGGCATCCATGCGCGCCACCATTTGCCGGAAACGGTTAGCCATTCAGCCGGACCGCGACAGATGTTGCGCTCGCGCCAGCGGCCTCCCAGGCTTTGCCAGCCAGCGTCGCGCCGGTAGACGCCAGCTGGATTTTTCCATCCTTGAGATAAACCGCTTTGCCCTGCGCGATATCGTCTGCGGCGAGCTTCGGCAATACCACAACGCCTGTTGCGCGTCCGTCGCCCGTTTCACCAGAAGCGATATCAACGAGCGCCACGGCAACAACATCCCCGACGATAACCGGCGAACCACTAAGAATGACTGTCGCGCCAGCATTGGTAATGGCAATGGTATTGCCATCCTGAAGATAATTTTTCATAAGGTCTCCACGGCTCCTGTCGGAGCCGAATTTCAGACACAAAAAAAGGCCTGACGGGCCAAGGGAACTGCGCGGACGGGATTATTTACCGGAGGACTTGACCAGGCCGCGGTAATCCAGCGGTGCAACACCCGCATCGATGCGCACTTTGGTCGCCACACCGTCGGTAGTGAAACCTTCCTGCTGATCGATATACGGCGTATCGACGCCGTTCAGGTAGGCTACCTCAATGGTGTCGCTACCTTTCCGGGCGGCCAGGTACCACGCAGCCGGGTCAGCATCATCAAGACGGGGCTCAGAAATGATTTCTGCAAAGTTCCGGATCGGGTTTTCGATACCGGCGTTGACGTCAGCACCCTTCACGCTGGCAGACTTGATGGTCTGGCTGGCTAAAGTTTCCAGCACAGTCGGTACCAGGACGTAAGCCGGGCGAATGTTAAGCGAACGTTCCCCTTCTTTCTGTACACGCATTAGCTGACGCGCTTTATCGAGGCTGGTGACATCAATAGCACCCGTAGAAAGGTTTTTGTGATCGGCGCTGAACAGTGCCTTGCCGTCTGACAGTTTCGGGTTTTCAATCAGTACCGCGTAAACCAGATCACCTATGGTGGCTTTCGCCGCGCGCCCCATTTTCATCGGGACATCGGTAAGCTGGTTCAGGTCATCATTGATAATGGCCTGGCGGGTGATGGAGAAAATCTCACCATAGGTTGCCAGCGCGATGGTTTCGCCTTTATCGCCGGTGGTCACGTACTTATATTCAGCACCTTCGCGAACCTGGCGCAGCGACGGGAATCCACCCATGCCGACACGATGTGCGGTCTTGAAGTCGCTCAGGCTACCTTTCTTGGTCCAGAGCTCGAAGGTTTCCTCGGCTTCTTCCCAACCCTGCAGTAGCGCCTTGTTGGCAACGTCCAGCAGGATATTACCGAAATCAGAAGTGCTGTGCGTCAGCGCGAAGCCGACCATCTGCATCGGGTTGTAACTCGCCACACCGATACCGCGTTCGGTCAGGGACATGCGCGCATACTCACGCAGCGTCATACCGTTATAAACGTTATCGCGCGAAACTTCTTCGTAACCGGCACGGGCCATCAGCGCCTGTCGGATACCGTCTCCTACGATATTCCCGTTACCCGCATAAATGTGGGTGGTGCTGGTTTTGTTGGAGGGGGTCGCTGTTTTGCCGAGTTCCGCCAGCAGCTTGTCTTTAGCCTGCTCAACGGTGCAGTCCAGATCGGCAATACACTGCGCCTGCAGGTCCTGGTGGCGATTGCCGAACATGGCAAACAGATCATTAATGCCGTTGAGCCGTTCGCGCTGTTCTGCAATCACCTGGGCACGAATGGTATCAGCGTTTACCGGATTCTGCGGTGCATCCGGCTGCGTGGGGTTTTGCGGATCACGGCTGGCGGTGTTGCGCGGCGGGGTGACCATATTACGAATGCTTTTTGGCATCTTCTCAAATTCCTCAATACGTTTTGAATGGATACAGGCCATCGCCTGCAGTGACGGGGTCACCTGGTCGGCAAAACCCTGAGCCAGGCACTCTTCGCCGGTAAGCCAGGTTTCGTCTTCCAGCATGGCGGCAATCTCATCATGAGATTTGCCGGTTTTGGCCGCGTAGGCCGGGATAAGAACGCTTTCGACTTTGTCGAGCAGGTCGGCATAGTCGCGCATATCCTCCGCATCGCCGCCAGCAAATCCCCATGGTTTATGGATCATCATCATCGTGTTTTCCGGCATGATGACCGGGTTACCGACCATGGCGATCACTGAGGCCATTGAGGCGGCCAGGCCATCGATATAAACCGTGATGGCCGCGCCGTGGAACTTCAGGGCATTAAAAATGGCGATGCCGTCGAAGACATCGCCACCAGGCGAGTTGATGTGCAGTTTGATGTGGGTGATATCACCCAGAGCTTTCAGGTTGGCAACGAACTGTTTTGCCGTTACCCCCCAGTAGCCAATTTCATCGTAGATGTAGATCTCAGCCTCGCTTTCCGTGCTGGCCTGCATACGGAACCAACTATTTTTTACGCTGACTTTCGGGCGGTTCATTACCCGGTTTCGTTTCCTGGACACTGGTGTCTCCTTTGTCATTTGCCGGGTCTGTGTCGAACACCAGCCCCTGTTTTCGGTTTTCATCAACCTCTGCTTTACGGCGACGTTTTACGTCATCCGGATTGGCACCGCGTGCGCGAACCCACTCACTTTCCGTGGCCGCGCCGCCGCGCAGCAGCAGTTTCCACGCTGTCGCCTCTTTAACCGGATCGATCCAGGGCATTACCGGCCCGGAGTAGACAGCGTTATAGAGCGATGCCTTATCCACGCCGCGCGGCAGTTCGATTTCCCCGGAAGCGATAGCCATCTTCAACCACGCTCGGTACATCGGGCGGGTAATCGCGGCAATAAATGCGTCCTGGAGGATCAGATAGCCTTCAGTGGACTCCACCAGCTCCTGCCGCTGGGCGCTGTAAGTACCGTCATAATTCCGCGCGATACTGGAGAAGCTGCCGCGCGAACCTGCAGCAACCGCGCGCAGCTGGCCGTTACGGAATGTTTCAAGGTTGGGGTTTGGCCGGTCTGATTTAATCATCCCGATGTCCTCGCCGGGACGCAGATCGTCAAACAGCATGCCGGGCTCGATATTCAGCTCACGTGACCCACCGCCAGCGTCTTCAGGATAGGACTGGCCATCCCCTTTTTTGATGAACATGCCCAGTGCGGCAGCGATGCGCGCAGCGGTCAGTTCGGCGTCCTCATATTCCTTCAGCGCAGACAGGCGCATCATTACGCCCGCCAGCAGGGAGTTACCGCGTAACTGGTGCAGGCGGCGCATGAACTTCAGGTGAAGCATATTTTCAGCGACGATATCTTTGGTGTCGCCCAGCAGCATCCCTTCGGCGGGCATGTTGCGGTACACCAGATATTTCACCGGGCGTCCCCAGTCGTTCAGGTAGATGCCCTGGCTGAGTTTCTGGCTTGTATCAGTTTTTTCCAGCGGGACAAAATCCGGCTCCAGCGCCTCAAGCCAAAACGGAATGCCCGCCACCGGTGAAAGCCCGTTACCCGTCCCGCTCACCAGCTGGGCGAAGACTTCCCCGTCCCGCAGCCAGGTCCGCGCCATCAGGCGTTCGAGTACGGGCCGGGTAAACTGCCCGGTTACGTCCGGCGAAACCGACCACTCCGCCCATTTCGCACGAATCTGCGTGGCAAGTGCGTCGGCCAACTGCCCATTTTCCAGCAGAGGTTGCGGCTCCACGATGATGCCTTTCGCACCGACGATGCGCTCTTCCAGTTTGTCGAGTACGCCGATCACCAGATCGTGATTGCAGTCCAGCCAGCGCGCCTGCTCGCGCAGGGAGCGCCCACCAAACTGGGTCAGCTGATTGGCGGTGCGGTTTTCGCGCCGGGCGCGGTGGGTGCGCGTCGGCATAACCGCTTCATACGCCTGGATCACCATCCGGGAACGCAGCCGTGCTGCTTTCCAGCCTGGCGAGAACAGGCCAATTGCATTATCCAGCAGGCTCATCGTGGAAACCTCGCCAGCTTAAACCCGCCGGAACTGCGCCCCGCGGCGGCGGCAGTGGCCGAAGCCAGCTTACGCTCCCACTCCTGGCGGCCCTTACGGATTTCACTGAGGTTTTCCATGGTCATCTGCTGGCCGTTAAATGTGATGGATTTACCCTGAAGAACAGCCAGCTCCGCCTCGGTGTAGCGGTCGACCATATTTTGAATATCGTTAAGCGTCACACCCAGCCTCCTGATGATGATGGTGCCCATACCGAGTCGCGGGATGGTTTAGTCTTCGGTTGAGATACTGCCGGTACCGGCTTAGCAACTGCTGCCACAACAGGTGATTCGTTTGCCACTTCAGCCACCAGCCAGGTGTCGCGGCGCGCCCATTCCGGCGCATCAGGCCACTTAATCTTTTCGTAACCGTGCAGAATGACCAGGGCATGCGCATAAACCATAAGGTCAAACGCCTCATTAGCGCCCTTACCGGGCTTCGTCCATTTACCATCAGGGGAACGCTCCTCATAGGTCAGTTCGTCGTAGAACCACTCCCCCAGCCAGTCGGGGAAATGAACATAGTTCGGCCCGGGAACATCACGCCACAGGGCGTTATTGATCCGGTCTTTCAGTGCGTTGGTCTGGAGAAGATAGAGAGGAACATCACCCGCCGCCTTTGCCCGGCGGGATGAGCGCCCGGTATTGTCGGGATACGTTCGGGTGATAAGTTTTGCACGCGCCTGGCTGTCACCCTTGAATAACCAGACCCGGCGTTGCAGACCATCCCGGCGACAGCGCCGCCAGAATTCATAGGCATTATCCGTAACCCCGTCTTCACCGCCGGAGTCCACGGCCATCGCCATCAGGCTCATACGCTTTCCGGGCTCACCTTCGATCGCCCAGGTTTTATCAAGCACGTCAGTGCGCAGCAGCTCCCAGTCCTCCGGGTAACTTGCCGGATCGATATGAAAACTTTCGCCGTCGGCGTTGGTACGCAGGGACTGAAGAATGTTGTAGCGGTCCACTATCCACCGCTCACCCTGCACGCCATAGCCCACGACCTGAACAACAAAACGGCGGTTGCGCCCGCCCTGCACGTCAACCGTGGCCACAAGGAACTGGACACCAGCTGGCACCCGGCGCTTTTCCACCGGCTCTGCGCGCTGCTGCAGCGCTTCGCCCTTACGCTGGTTCAGCCCGGAGCGCGGGAGGTACGGTAGCCCCCAGTCGGTGTTAATGACTGTCTTAAGCGTTTCTTCGCTTCCCGTGACCTCGTAGTCCTGCTCCGCCGTCAGCAGTTTGTAGACCAGCTGCGCCCACGTCTGATACGCCGCTGCGGGTCCTTCCATCCAGAACGATGCGATACGGGAACGCCGCGCATCGCCGGAGATATTGCCGTCGCGGTCGATGTGCTGGCCTTCTCGCAGCCACACGCCTTTCATGTTGAGAGCACGCTTCATATCTGCGGTGACTTTGCCGCTGCAGGCCGGGCAGCAGATATGCGCGGCTTCGCTGGCTTTAACGGTGTCACTAATTTCGCGATAGCCGGTCATGGCATGCATTTCCGGCTGGAAATATTCGCCGCAGTGTGGGCACGGCCAGTACCAGCGACGGCGATCGCCGCGGTTGTAAAGTGCCAGAACGCCGGTAGTCGGCGGCGCTTCATGGGGCGACGTGCGCCGCCATTTGGTATCAATGATGTCACGCCCGGGTGAGCTTTCCACCAACGTCATGCCGGACGACATAAACGTGGTGGTACGTTTTGAAGCCAGCGAAAACGCATCACCTTCACCGTCAATATCCTCCGGGAAGCGATCGTAGTCGGTCAGCGCCACACACTTGTAATCCGAGGAGGACATGATGTTCACAGAGGGCCAGCCAATCTTCAGGTAGTTGCCAGCCCGAAATGTGCGGTCATGAACGTTGTTATCGTTGCGCCGGGGGCTGAGCCGGCTCTTAACCTCCGGACTACAGCGAAATGTCCGGTCAAGACGCTTTTTCGAGTGTTCGCGCGCCTTCTCTTCCGTCATCTGTACGATCAGCATGTCAGAAGGGTCGCACACCACGTTGTAGACCACCCAGCCATCAATCAGGCCAATGGTTTTGCCTGTTCGCGCCGGACCCACAAAAACGACCGCATCATATTCACGCGATGCGAGGCAGTTCATTGGCTCGATAACGTAGGGCGCAAGGTTCGGGTCCCATGGAACCGAGTTACCCGCACCCATCGGCACGCGCATATATTTACTGACCGCCTCGGCCACCAGCATGCGTCGCGGTGCACGAAGAATACCAGGCATATCCCTGCGGATACCCCTTGCGGATGCCCGCTTCGCCATCAGTCCTCCTCAGGCTGGTCCTCCTCCGGTTCGGCGTCCAGAACGCGCTGGGCTATCTGGTCGCGTAGATCATCAATTACACTCTGCACGCGGGCGACTGCTGCGGGCGATAATGCGCAGTCACGTTCGAGGATGTCGGGTAACGTTTCAAGAACCTGAACCACGGCCTTTGACATGACAGCAAACTCCCGGGCGACCTGCTCTGCCGGAATAAGCTGCCCCGTCTCCTGTTCGAACTTGATCCGTTCATTCTCAGCCTTCCAGTGCGCCAGGCGGTCAGAAGGTGGCATTTCCTCGGTGCTGGCAGATACCGTTGGCACCATCAACTCCGTCAGAACATCAGTTACCAGGTACAGTTTGAGTTTGCTGTTGCTACCGGGGGCCGGGTCGACGTTTTTCAGCCTGGCGGCCACCGTCTGTCGATGCACATTAGTGATCCCGGCGAGCTGATTGATGTTGAGCTTCAGGGAAGCGATTTCCTGGTCCATGATGATGAATACTTTCTGAACGATTCGACATCATTGCAAAACGGCACTAATAAAAATCATACAGTTATGCACATGATGATGATGACCTTAGATCACGAAAACTAGCCGTTTTCCGCGTGCCCGCCGCCTCGTGGATAAGACCCCCTCCGGGAGGACCCGTTAAAATGATAATAATTATCATTTGCTTTAAAGTAATGGAGGGCGAGCACCCATGCACAAGCCAACACGCGGGGCTGCATGGTCAGAAACCGAGACGGACACGGCCTTCAGGGTCGTTCGGGTTGGTGGTGACCCAGGCTGTCCCGGCAAAGGCGTTAGCGTTACTGCTGCTGTCCTGCTCCTGAGACGTGAGCTTCCCGTCAGCAGTCAACCAGATACGTGCTCCGCGCTGCCATGTCTCCGCCGCAACTTTGGGCAGGGTGAATACGCCCGTCATCATGAGAACGCCCTGGCCATCTACGGGGATATCATGCTGAGCAATACCAGTGATATCGCCTACGATCACAGGCTGGCCCGATGCGACGGCTTTCGTCGTGCCGTTATGCCAGTCCATAGTGTTGCCGTCCTGATAATAATTCTTAGCCATTTAAACCTCGTATAGCCCATTCAGGCTGATTAATGTTGATAGTAAAGAGCAGAAAGGATTGGATTAGCGGTGACCAGCATGAGTTATCTCCTTAGCTGCCACGAAGGTTATTCCAGATTAAACCGCCGGGCTTCAGCGCGTTGCGGATGGCGTCGGTTGCTACCTCACACATCGTTTGCTGCAGATCAATAGTGAAGGTTGCTTGTCCACCAGGGCCAGTCTGTAGGGACTGGAACAAATCGCTGTTGCGAACCGCATCGAGTACAGCTTCGATCATGTCTTCAGACAGACGGCATTTGGTGGTGCTGGTGTCAGCAGCATTCTTCGCCGAGTTCATACTTGCTCGCAGGAAACCGCCAAAAGGCAGAGAATTGCCCTGAAATTTGTCAGCACAACTCTTTAGCGATACAGGGTCATGCTCATCTGCAGCATTCAGTACCCCTGATTTATTCAGGTGCCAGCCTGTACGCGGTAATTCCTCGAGCTCAAGAGGCAACGTTTCGTTTGATAGCGGTATACCCTTTTCATCCACCAGCATAGCGATGATCCGGTAACCATCTGGAACCATGATTTTTTCACTGACAACCCATGCTGTTGATGAAAAACCCTGGATCTTTAAATCACGCAATAAAATAGGTTCACCAAAGTAATGAATGCTTTGAGCGGTCCAGTTCTGGTCAACAGCAGCAATGTGCACCTTATGCTCTCCGCCGTATTTGCGCGTATTACCGGCGAGATCACTAATCGTCTCGCCTACTGGCGGCAATGTGACAAGAGCCTTCATCATCTGGTAAGTGTTTTTCATAACTGTTTCCTTTTAGATGTGAGCCTGTCGTACAGGACAGCCGCCCGAGAGAAACGGTTTCCCCAGGCTCACGACTGAAAGACTCTCTTTGGTGCGCGTACGAGGCGCAATAAAAAGCCCCGCATAAGCGAGGCTATTTGTCGGGATCTGTAACCACATTAGGTGGTTATTAAAGAGGCGTGGTGCCGGGTGCCTCCCGGTGAGAACAGCTCCAGAATCTGTTCCCGCGTACTGAGAGGTTACCTTTCGGCAGTCTTCTGGAACGCCCCTCCGCACAGGGGGATGAATCGCCACGGGTTTAACAGACACCTCCGAGTCATTTAAAATGGCTTAAAGAGAGGTGCCCATGAGCGGTAAGCGTTATCCCGAAGAGTTTAAAATTGAA